CTTACTTTTATCCTTATCACCTTTACCTCGTGCGAAGTTAGCCAGATCATTGATTAGAGTTATCATAGTTAAAGTTGTTTAAGTTATCTATCATGTATATTCCTAAGTCTAAATGGTATAGGTTAAGTAAGTCATTACAAAAGAGAATTAGAACTAGAGAATCTAAAGTTAAAAATGTTAGTAGAGATAAAGTATTGCAGAAGTTATATAAACAAGTTAAATAGAGTTATTTATTCTTACGTTTAGTTAACTTCTTATAAACTGCATAACTTCCACCTGCTGCTAATGCTCCAATTGCAGCACCTCCTAATAGACGTGATTTAATGATTTTATTACTTGCGTTATAAGCATCATTTTTAAGTTGTTTAGTTATAGTACGTCTAACATTAGATTGCGATTTACCTCTATCTTTAGCTTGTTTAGTAAACTGCTCAATTAACTTATTCGGACGTTCCATAACTTCACGTAACTCATCATCGTTTACTTAGCTCCCGTATCTCGTTTAGCTTGATATGTAAGTACCGCTACTTTCTTAGCTTCATCTACAATACGTTTACCTGATTTAACATCATTACGATAATCATTAGCAATAAGTTCAGTTAGTTTACGTCGTTTATCCCTTATGTCTAAATTACTTACACCTAACTCACGTTTTCGTTGTTCAGTTAATGATTTAAGTCCAATCATATTAACTCCACTTCCTACAATTGCACCAAGTCCACCTACTGTACCTATGTTAACTAATCTAAGTTTACGCTTCTTCTTGTCTTTAGAACCTAGTTTACGTGCCATGTTATTTGAGCCTATTACGTTGTTTCTTTGCTCGTTGATTAGCTAAGTAACCCATTGTAATTCCAGTTCCTATAGCTGCTCCTGCTAATGGTGTTGCAACTTTAAGTAATCTAGTTGCATTTCTAGTTTTATTAATAGCATTCTTATATTGATTTATTACATCATCATTCATTGCACTGAGTCTAACGTCATTCATTAAAGTAGGTTTACGTGCAATTGCATCATCTAAATTATTTTGAGCTAACTTAATATTTGCATCAAATCTTTTAGTTAATTTTCTACTTACACCATATCCAATTGTCCCACCTACCGCAGATCCCGCTATTGCGTAGTTCCTTGTTTCTTACGTTCATTAATTAGATCACTTCTAGTTAAACCAAATTGATTGCGTCGTTTAACTTTATCTTTACTACCAATACGTCTAGCCATATTATTTCCCTTTGTTACGTTTATATGAGGTTACTTTAACTATTTTACCCGATTTAGATTTGCGATTGTATGATTTAACATTACCAAGTGATTCCATTGTTTTCTTACCTAAATAAGCAGTTGCTAATCCACCAGCACCTAATATTCCTAATCCTGCTGCTACACGACTCTTATTTGCTCCCATTAATCTAGCAGCACCTTTAATATAATTACCTTTACCATATCTTTTTAATGTGTCTTTAACTGCCGCAAATCTATTACCGAATACTTTAACTTTCTTCGCGGATTTAAGTGCTACATCATCTGAATCTGGTATGAAGTTCTTATCGAAGTATCTGTCAGATCCGCCAATATATAATGTTTTACCTCTAAGTCCAGTTAATCCTAAACCAATACTAGGTAACGCTTTAACAGCATCTTTAGAATCTTTAATATCTAATTTTTGTCCAGTTAATCCACGATACATACCCCGTTGCATCTTTCTATGCAGTACATTAGTAATTGGATTTTTAGGAGCGTCTATATATTTAGTAGCTTCAGGTATTGGTACTCTAGTACCATCATCTAATAATTCTTCTGCTGTTTCCGATATAACTTTATGATTTTTATGACGACCTGTAATGTGAATATAATTTTTAGAATTTTTAATATATTCTTGATTATTTATTGCCGCACTTGCACCAGTTCCACCATAATTAGGATCTAGATAACCACCATTCTTCAATATAGATTTAGCATTTTTTCTACTTGTACTATGTGATTCAAGTCTGACACCTAATGCTCTTGGAATGCCGGATCTAATAGTTTGTTGTCCTAATAATGCCGTACCTGTTCCATATAATCCAGCTTTAATATAGTTAGGTTGATTACGTTTATCTTTTTTCTTATTCATAACAAAAATGATGATAATTACTACCATCATTATAAGTGTTATTAAGTTGTGTTAGTTACGATTTAATGCTCGTTGTTCTCGTTGTTTATTAGCTCTATGATAACCATAACCTGCGCCCGCTAACATTGCAGCACCTATTCCTAATTTACCTAAGTTACTCTTACCTTTCATACCGTAATATGCTGTAGTTGCTAATGTACCTGCTCCTAATCCGCCTAATGTTAATAGACCTAATTTGTCTATTCTTTTCTTTCTAATAACTTTATCTCTACCTCTTCCGAAGTTAGCCATATCAGATATAAGTATCATAGTTATTTAATTAATGTTAGTTATCTTCTATCTTAATACACTTCCAGTTTTTGTGATGTTTAATTTTACCCTTAATTACTTTAATTAAACAACTACCATCTAGACCATGTGATTCTCGGAGATGAACTAATCCATAACAACATAACTGTTCATTAGTTATTAAGTTAGTTAGGAGGTAACGTTTATTAACTACTTGTTGCCAACTCTTTTTAGCATCGTTAATTAACTTATCTTCAGCTAACTTAGCAGCTTTATCAGCTAATAACTTATCTCTTGTTTCCTCTGATTCATTAGCTCTAACACAACTCCAACCGTTAATTTTGCGACCATAACGAGGACTATTTGGATTCATTAATGGGTACACCGCTTTAGCATTTAATCTAGTTTCTTCAGTTAAATCTTCCATACCGTAACGACAGAAACTAACACCTTCAGGTGTTGTCAATATGAAGCGTTCAGCATCTGGTAGATATTGTTTAATAATTGGTTCTGCATTAATATCTCTAACTTGATAACCGTTAATTAAATTAGCGTTATTAATGTGATGTGATATTGTCTTCTGACATATATCTAATTTAAGTTGTTCTTTAATAGCATCAATACCATAAGAACAAAAACTGTAGTTATCTTTATTTAAACTAATACATTCGTATTTGTTAACGTAATCTAAATATGTTTTATCTACAGTTACATAATCATCATTAAGTGATTTAACTTTATAACCTTTATGATTAGTCATCTTATTACGAGCAACTTTAATTAAACTACTTACATCTAAATCTAGTTGTTGTAAGTGAGTTACACCGTAAGTACAATACTCAATTCCATCTGGTGTAGTTATTAAGTAACGACGATTTCTAACTAAACTATTACCTCGTTTTAATTTAGCTTCAGAGGTATTGTTTTTTAATCTAGCAGAAATTAAAGTGCTACCTAACATAGAAGCTCGATAACTTTTATTCTGCCAACGACTCGTCATCGTTCTTTTTAAATACTCTTTACCTTCAGGTGTTAGAAAACAACCTTTACCACCATTTAATACGTTATAACCGTTAGGTGTTAAAGCATTATATTCTTTAATAAAATAAACTTCAGTTTTATCAATTTCTGACTGATCTGTTGTTTCTAAAGTTTTAATAATTTCAATTTTAAATTTATCTACACCATATTTCTTAATTGCTTTTGATAATAAACTTTTAGTTCCAACATAATTACCGGCTCTAATATGTTCTGACCAACGCTTTTCAATTGTCCTATTTGTTTGTCCAACATATTTTTTATCATTAATTGAGTTTGTCACCAAATAAATAAATTGTGGCATAATAATCTCATTTACGTCATAAGATCATTATACCACAACTTAAACTCGGTCTAGTTAGAAATAGGGAATTATTATCTAACTACTTGAGCATACAGATTCTTGGGAGAATAAATTACTGGTAAAACCATTGATCATTTTGTTACCACGTAAGCTCTTTATCCTACGTATCAGTAGTTTCATGTGTTATATCTACTGTTCAGACTATATCATCATCCACTTGGGATGTTCGGCACTCGTGGGTTTGTTACTGTCCGGTCTGGACTCGAAACCTAGTCGTTGAACCTTCAAAACCATTCCTGGTTAAGCTTGGCTGCTGATTGTCCACTTCTGGAGTTTCCAGCAATTCACCGAATTTTTACTACTTAATTACTTAAATAGGCGACTACAAAAAGTTTCAATCGCTTGCAAAACATCGTTGATAGGCACAGTTGTCTTCTCATAAACACGTACCATTACAGGAGATTCAGTACCTGTTAATACACCATCTTTAACAACTTTCTGTTCTTCAGGAGTACCAATAGCTTGCTCACCCATTCCATCCTTGAGGAATACGAAGCAATTCTCATTAAGGAATCGAGCATTACTGATGTAGCTATCAATAGTATTAGTATTACCAGAGTAGGTATTATCTACTTGATAGAACTCATCATAATCCTTAATAGGAGGTAGGTTATTAGAAGCCATTACCTCTTGTAACATTGGGAAGCTAACAGAACCTACTTGTGCAAATCCAACTGATTGTCTAGCACGAGCAATAGTAGATGCTTGTTTCTGAAGATCACGCAATGCAGTATTACTCATTACGATGAGATCAGGCTTGTAACCATTAGTATTGACATAAGTAGTTACAGCATCTTCTAAGTTAGCGATACCATCAGCATTAGCGTAGTCAGTCCACTTGTTCAACTTAGGAG